GCTGCCTTAGCTGCTGCCTTAGCTTCAACTTGAGCTGCCTTTTTGGCTACCTTAGCTGCTGCCTTAGCATGTTTTTGTTCTAGTGTAAGTTTTGCCATTATAAATGTATATTTTGTTTGTTTTTATTCAATTTTATTTGTTGGTTATCGTTGTTGATTGATTTGATATTCATGATTTAAATCAAATCAATTTTTTAGATATCCTTTTCCCTTCCCTTCCCTTCGGGCGAGATTATATTGTTGGAATGAACTCCCAATTTAATTCTTTACAAATTTTCTTCCAAATTTCATCCTGTTCTATGCGTTTAACAGGGTCCTTTAACATGGGAAAATATGGTAAAAATATATTTTCCCCCAATAATTCACACATTTTATATAAAACATAATAATAATTCAAAAAATTCACCCTATCGTCCGGACAATGATTGGAATAGGGTTTTTGTATTTCCATAAATAAATTACATAATGTATCCTCCAATTCCGGACTCATAACCGGTGGTTTTATTCCTAATTTATCTTTGATGAAAGGTATATGTTCATAATATTTATTATACCCCAATTTTTTTAATATATCTTTAGCCTTCTTATTCGATATCTGCTTTAAAGAAATACGTTCTTTTTTAATTTGTAATTTAATGTTATCCAATACTTCCTTTGGTATTTGTGTGGTTTCTTTTGCTTGAAATTGTGCCAAAATTTCACGAAAATGATTAATCCTTTTATAAGCATAAAAACACACTTCTTTAGGGGGTTCTTTATAAGATGGTTTTTCATGTTCTATTAAATATTGTAAATGTTGTCCACATTTATTACATATTATTAAACCTTCTGATTCTACCGGCACTAATTCACCATTACAATTTTTACATTTCTCATAATCTATTACGTAATTGTTTATATCTATAAAACTTTCATCAATATTTATTAAATATTTATTGATGTTTGTTGTATTATTTTTATCTACTTTTTCTTTGGTATTTGTTGATTTATTAAAAAAATTGTTTAATACTATTGTTTTTTTTGATTTTCCTTCAGATATATTCTTTTTTCTTTCAAAATATTCAAAAATATAATCCGAATTCTGTAATAAATATTCTTTCTTCTTTCTTTTTAATGTTTTTATTTTTTTTTTAATTTCTATTATTCTATCTTTTATTTCCAATTTTTCTCCAATATCGGTTTTCGTTTTTAATTGTTTTTTCAAAAAATGCTTTTCTGTTCTTAACGATGGTAATATATTATTGCTTATATCTAAAAATTCAATCATTTTTTCATTATGCTTACTATCTAATGTAACGATTGATTTTTTATTTACAACAATTTTTTTACTCGCCTTGGGTTTGAAATTGGGCATTGATAATACATATATTTATGTTATTTTTAATTATTAATTTTCTTATTTAAAATAAATGAGTGATATCAAATTCGATGAATCAATATATAATAATGATAATATTACTATCGATAAACTCAAATTTAGAAAAATGAATTTTATTTACAACGCTTTAGAAAATGAATGGAGTGTAACTAAGAAAAAAGAATTATATATATTTAAAAAAAACCACGAAGGTAAGAAGGAAGTTTATCTTGACGATTATTTAACACGCTTTGTGCAGGATAATTTTGATATGTCATCTATTAATTAATCATTCTATTTAAATAATTAATTAATTAATTAATTAATTTAGTAAAATTTTTTTTTCTTTAGCAATATTATAAAATGGGTGGCGGTTTAATGCAACTAGTAGCTTATGGTGCACAAGATGTGTATCTTACGGGTAATCCTCAAATCACTTTTTGGAAAGTGACCTACAGAAGACACACGAATTTCGCAATGGAATCTATTGAACAAACTTTCAACGGACAAGCCGACTTCGGTCGTCGTGTTCAATGCACTGTTTCCAGAAATGGTGACTTAGCATACAGAACTTATTTACAAGTAACTCTTCCTGAAATTAACCAAGATGATAATGCAGCCGGTAGTGTTTATGCCAGATGGTTGGATTGTCCAGGTGAGCAACTTATCTCTATGGTAGAAGTAGAAATTGGTGGTCAACGTATCGACCGTCAATATGGTGATTTCATGCACATCTGGAATCAATTGACCCTTTGCTCTGAACAAGAAGATGGGTACAACAAAATGATCGGTAACACCACGCAACTTACCTTCTTGACTGATCCAGATTTCGCTGATGTTGCCACGGCTTGTGGTGCCGCAGCTGTTCCTGAAGCCGTATGTGCTCCAAGAAACGCACTTCCAGAAACTACTCTTTATGTTCCTCTTCAATTCTGGTTCTGTAGAAACCCTGGTCTTGCCTTGCCTTTAATCGCTTTGCAATACCACGAAGTTAAAATTAACATCGAAATCCGTCCTATGGATGAATGCTTGTTCGCAGTTACCCAAGTTGGTGTTTCTGCTGCTCCAGGTAAAAATGTTAAAGCAACTGCTGCTTACTCCAAATCTTTAGTTGCTGCTTCGTTGTATGTTGATTACATCTTCCTTGATACTGATGAACGTAGACGTATGGCACAAAATCCACACGAATATTTGATCGAACAACTTCAATTCACTGGTGATGAATCCATCGGATCCTCTTCCAACAAAATTAAGTTGAACTTCAATCACCCTTGTAAAGAAATTATTTGGGTTGTCCAACCTGACGATAACGTAAGTTATTGTGATAGTTTCGTCGAAACTAAAGTTCTTAACATGGCTTTGGGTGCTCAGCCATTTAACTACACGGATGCTATCGATGCTCTTCCTAACTCCATCCGCGCATTCAGTTCCAGCAAACAATTGAATGACGGTGGTGCGGCTGCTAACACTTCTGTTATCAACACCAACGGTCTTTTCTCTGACCCTAATGCCGGGGCCGATGGAGCTGGAAATTTGGTAGCCGGTGCCGTATCTGAACTTTCGGGTAACTTAGGTTCTGCTGGTGTAACCAACGGTGTCTCTGATGCCGGTGCGTTCGTTCTTGCCGAAACTTCCTTGAAGATGCACTGTTGGGGTGAAAATCCAGTTGTAACTGCCAAACTTCAATTGAACGGTCAAGACCGCTTCTCTGAACGTGAAGGAACTTACTTCGATTTGGTACAACCTTTCCAACATCACACCAGAACCCCTGATACTGGTATTAACGTTTATTCGTTCGCTCTTCGCCCTGAAGAACACCAACCCTCGGGAACGTGCAATTTCTCCAGGATTGACAACGCAACCCTTCAATTAGTCGTGTCTGCTGCTGCCATCGGTAGTGCCAACACCGCTAAGGTTCGTGTCTATGCTACGAATTATAATGTTCTTCGTGTTATGAGTGGCATGGGGGGGCTAGCATATTCGAATTAATTTGCCATACCGCGCAATACACCAAAAACGTTATACAATACATTCAAATAAATCGGTCCTTTTTGCCATATGACCCAAGGATACGAAAAAATAAAATTGATTTAAAAAAAACATGTTTTAATTTATTATAATATGTTTTCTCAAGATAAAAGCATGGTTAAAATTAAAAAACCAAAAAAAATCAAAAAAATAATACCAAAATGTAAATGGACTAATAAAAAAGGAGAACCCTGTCCGTGGAAAATTTCACCCAATAAAACTTGTTGTAAAAGACACGCCGAATGGGAAAATACTTCTACAAATAATCCAGATTTAAAAAGATGCTCTGGATGTAAAAATTTATTTATTACAAAAGATACATTAAAAACATGTAATATCTGTAAAAAAAGGTCGGCAATCAATACTAAAAAAGAAACCATTAAAAAACAAGAAAATAATAAAAAATGTATCGTCGTTAATTCAAAATCAAACGAACCTTGCAAACATTTTGCATTAACAAATGATGATTATTGCTCCAAGCATCAAACTTTAAAAAAATATAATGAACTAACAGAGGCAGGAAATAAAGTTTGTATGAATTGGATACGAGGATGTTTCAATATACTTGAAAAAGACGACGCATCTTCTTGTAAATGCTGTAAAATAAAACAAAATGAAAAAGATAAAAACAGATATAATTTAAAAAAGAATACAGCAAATACATTTCATTCAAATGAAAATAAATTCATGTGTATTAATTGTAATAAAGTTTTTGACAATAAAGAAAATAAAAATAACAAATGTATTAAATGTTATGAAATATATAAAAACGGACAAGACTCCAGAAAACCAAGGGAAAAATATAATAATCTTTTAAGATATTGCAAATATAGCGCAAAACGAAGAAATATTGAATGGAATTTAACAGACGAAGAAGCAATTGCATTGTTCAAAAAACCATGCCATTATTGCGGCGGACATGAAAATCAATTAAGCGGTATAGATAGAAAAAATAATGATTTAGGATATACACCCGAAAATAGTCTTCCAAGTTGTACCTTATGCAATATGATGAAATACACACATAATTATGATAATTTTTATAAAATAATAGATGTTGTATCCCACATGTGTGTTAAAAGATTTAAATATAGTTTTAAATACCGAAATAATATGAATGAATTATTTGAATGTGC